GTAAGAAACGTCTGAACCAGCAGATTTTGCTGAAGCACTAATAATACTCATTTCTGGTACATTAATAGCATCGCCGTAGCCTTTGCCTTTAACAAGAGCTGAATAATCATCAACTAAACCACGAAAAACTGTTTTTCTTTCGAAGTATTTATAAATTCCATCAGCCCAAATTTCGGGGATGAAATGTTGTTCGGTAGTTACTGTTGCGGCACTACCTGAGTAATGTGTTGCCATTTTTAACTCCTAAATTTATTTTCTCATATAGGTCTGCAAAATTCTATCCCAGTTCTTGCGCCTTTGGTCTGCTGGCATAGCTACCCAATCTTTGGGTATCTCTCCATCAGCTATTGCGCCAGGAACGTCGGGAACATTCTTAACTTGTTCCTTTGAGAATTTTGAGACCAACAATTCAAGTTGGATAAGAGGAAGGCTACCAAATGCCTGTTTGTCTTCGTCAGACAACTCAGTAAGAAGCATATCTCTACGCAACTCTTGGTATTTGCTCTTTTCCTTATTATCCTGAGAAAGTTTATCAATAGACCTGTCTTTTTCTACGAGCAACTCCTGAAATTTGCCTTCTTCTTGGAGTTTCTTCTCTCGGACAGTTTCTTGTTCTTTAACAAGACCATCGAACTTTTCCTCAAGTACCCTATATTTATCATTGACCTCGCTAAATCTGCTATAGGGAACAGAACTATTAGGTACATTTTCCGTAGCTTCTGTGCTAGCGCTTTTTACGTCTTCGCTGACTTCAGGTTTTACAACTTCCTGTGGTTGATTATCCATTTTACCTCCGTATGAGTTTTATTATTATTTCGGATTGCCAAAATATTTGACACAAACTTAAATTGCGAATCAAGATTCCTGCAATAATAAATTAAAAAAGAATTATTGGAAGCTTCACAGACACACGATTTTAAGAGGAAATGGTTTAAGTACATCGGGTACAGTCCTCACGATGGGCAGAAAAAACTTCACTTTCCAGACAAGGACTCAGCCTCCTTTTTTGTGAACATCTGCGGCAGGAGATACGGCAAGACTACAGCCGCCTTTCGTGAAGCAGAATTTATTGCGGCACAGCCAGACAAGAAGATATGGTTGGTTGGGCTTTCGTATAAGAAATCTCGGTTGATGTTCCGAGAAATATGGAAAGATATGGTAATTGGACATGATAACGATATAACCAGTGCTAGTGAGAAAGAACAGTATATTAAATTTAAGTGGGGCACTGTGGTAGAGGGTATGTCGGCGGATAATCCTTCTTCACTTGTGGGCGAAGGTTTAGACCTATTAATTATTGATGAGGCGGCAAAGATGCCTCGAAAAGTTTGGGATATGTATCTTTCACCCACTCTGTCCGATAGAAAGGGAAAAGCAATATTCATCACCACGCCACAGGGCTATAACTGGGTGTACGATTTGTATTTGCTCGGTAAAACAGACCCACAGTGGTACTCCCTTCAGTCACCCTCATGGACTAACACCCATGCTTTTCCCCTCGGGCAGAGTGACCCCTTTATACTTGAGAGAAAGAGAAATCTAGCTAAAGAGATTTTCGACCAAGAGTACGGTGGAGAATTTTCTACGTTTGAGGGTCGGGTATATCCGTTTAAAAGAGAAATTGACTGCGGTGAGTTTCCCTATAATCCGAATCTACCGACATACGCAACAATAGATTTTGGCTATCGTATGCCCGCCTGTGTATGGACGCAGACCTATTCAGTAGGGGGAATTACTCATATTAATATAATAGACGAGATAATTCACAAGAGAAATATCCCTACAGATGCTTTAGCAAAGAAAGTTAAAGCAAAACCTTACTCAGTACTCGTATATTTCGGTGACCCAGCGGGTTCCCACGTTCAGGGACAGTCTGGATTAGGCGATACTGAGATATTTAGGAAAAATGGAATGTCTATACGCTTCAGGAAAGATAAATTAAGTAGGAACATCGCTTCAGGTGTAAGCCATGTCAGGGGATTCTTTGAGAGCGCAGATAAGACAAGAAGAGTCCACGTTGACCAAAGATGTACTGGAATTATGGAAGACTTTGAAAATTACCGCTATCCAGAAGCAGTGGAGGGCAAAAGATTGCAGTCAGACCCGATGAAGGACGGTTATCACGACCACGGGTGTGATGCGTTTAGATATTTTATTACAAATCGCTTCCCTTTGAGAAGCAGAGAAATCACAACAGTAAAAAGGTAAACTTATGGAAATGATACCACTAACCCCAGCAGAGATTGTAGCTAATTCACTTAAAGAGTTTAAGATGCTCCAATCAAGAGCGAGGCGGGAACAGGTAAGGAAATATATTAATTATTATACGGGAACTTCCACAACTCAGTATATAGACGATTATTTTGGGGCAGATTCTTTTAAAGAGATTCCGCCTTATGAGGCAAACTTCACTAAAAAGTTTATCAATAAAATAAGTCGAATTTATACTGTTGGGGCGAATCGGAACGTGAGCAGTCGCTATCAAGAGCTCACTGAAAGAAAAGATGTTATGATGAAGCATCTGGAGAGAATGACTCGCTTAATAGGTAGTGTTGCAGTAAGGGTAATGTATAATCAAGAAACGGAGAAGTTTGAATACCGACCTGTTTATTATTTCGACCCTTATTTTGACAATAACCCTTTTGAGCCAACGGCTATTGTGTATCCGATGAATCTCCCCGTAAACGACCCTGAAGATACAAGAAAAGTTCAATATGCGTTTTTTGACAGTAATAATTTTAAAGTTTACGATGCTGAGGGAGCTATTTTACACAGCGAGACCCATAATTACGGTGTTTTACCGTTTGTTTTCCTGCATCGTGAAAATCAGATAGATTCTTTCTACGTTGAGGGTAGCTCAGACATCGTCAACGCTAATGAGCACGTCAACATAACAATGACTGAAATGCAACTCGGTTTACGTTTCCAGATGTTCGGTCAGCCGTGGACAAACCTAGAATCTGACAAGCCAGTGTCTCGAACAGGTAGTGATGAGATACTTATGCTTGGTGACGGAGGTTCGTTCAATATTACATCACCAGGTGGAGATATTGATAATGTTATCAACAATGTCAAATTTCAGATAGAGATGATAGCACAAAATCACCACTTATGGGTGACATGGGCAGAAACTGGTGGAGAAGTACCATCTGGAATTAGCTTGATGATTAAAGACTTGGAACGACATGAAGATTTCGTTGATGATATCGAATTGTGGAGAGTCTATGAAAACAATCTATATCAAGTAGAAAAAGCGATTGCAGAGTATAACTCCATCAAACTGCCCGAAAAATTCGCTGTTGATTTCGGTGAAGTCGAGTATCCGATGACAGTTCAAGACCAGATTATGAGAGATGAGTTCGATTTGTCCCATAATTTAGTAACTGAGGCTAAGATTATGATAAGAGACAATAAAGACCTCTCCATAAAAGAAGCACAGAAGACAATTGATGATAATAGGGAAATAAATGAGCAGAGAAACCAACAGGGACTCTTTAATCAGCTTCGCCAAGGAGCTTGATAGATTAAATGACGTTGATATTACCCTAAAGGGTAATATAGAGGAAATTTTGAACGACCCTAGAGCTTGGGCTGAGGAACAGGTGTTACAAGCAGTTGGGCAAAACCTTGAGAAGCTTGTTGAGGCAAGGGAGCTAGGCGAAAAATTCGTCAAGGACTTAGAATGATTTGCGTTGATTTAGGATGGGTTCTGTTAGGTTCGGCAAGCATACTTTTAGTATCTGGTTATTATATAGCGATATTTAAGGTTTAAAAATGAGAATGAAAGCTCGCATATTTATTCCAAAAGCCGCATCCAAGGCACAAACAAAATCTACTTTGGTAGAATTAGCTCGTAATGCCGCAAAACTTAACAAGAAAATGATTGAATTAAGTATTGACAGGGGAAAAGATATAATAACAGGTGGAAATTTCGCTCATATTAAAGATTCAACTAAATATATTCGCTCTGTGGTAAAAAATACAACTGCCAGCACTAAACCTTTAGTAGAAACTGGGGAAATGAGAAACTCTGTAAGAGTTGTTAATACATCAGATGGGGCTTATGTTGAGCTTGGAGCTGTTAATAAAAAGGGATACCCTTATGGATTGGTTCATAATGAAGCACATGAAATACCTTCAAGTAAATTTTCAAGAAAATTACGAACAGTCGGCAAAGCAGTCCCCAGAAGAAGATTTTTCGGAACACCGAAGGCTTTTTTCAGAAGAGAAGAGTTCAGGGCTCTACAGAGAGAGTCCAGAAAAAAACTGAAGGAAACGCTTTTAAAATCAACTGTAAAAACAATCGGTTGAAGTCTTTTTATTATAATATATAAGTTATGGCTGATGAAAAAGACAGATTTAGAAAGCTTGATAAGCGAGATAGAGAAATTGTTCGATGGGTCTCAGCGATTCTCGTCTGGGAAGTTCAAGTCTTTGATGCAAGAGTTAGACAGCAAGCTGAAATTCTTAGGAGAGCTGGCGTATCGGAACAATCAATTGTTGGGCTTCTTAGCCAAGACCTTGGCTCCAGCGGGCGCATCTTTGGAGAATTTAGAAGCTCCATTAAGCGAGGAATTGTTGGAGGAATTATGCAAGCTTCACGCCGAGAACTCTATCTGGGGGGAGACGTAAGGTACAGATGGATAGTTGCTCAAGGTGTGGAGAATTGCGAAGATTGTTTAGGAAGAGCTGGCGAAGTGGACACTTGGGATAACTGGGTGGCAAGAGGGATGCCTGGAACAGGTTGGAGCGTTTGTCGAGCAAGCTGTTATTGTCAGATAGTTCCTGAAAACACTGACATTGATGATGTCATAAAAATAAGGGGTAAATAATGCCATACGGTAAAGGTACTTACGGTAAAAAGAAGGGCAGACCTAAGAAGAAGAAGAAACGGAAGAAGTAACTTCTTTATATTATTAAGTAGAAGCCTCTAACTTCTTTAATTTATTAAGCCAAGCTTCTCTTTTCCCCTTTGACCACCTTCCAGGTGGAAGAAGTTCTAAGCCGACCTTCTCGGCTCTTTTTATTAGTCTATAATTTTCCCGCCTAGACTTTAATTGCCTAGCTTTCTTTTTTTGTTGGGCAACAGATAGTTTAAGATTTTGTTTTTCCTTCTTTACTCTTTTATTGGGCTCATCATTACTTTTGTCACGCTCGGGAAGTTTATCTAAATCGTATTCAGCTTCGATAACTTCAGCACCCTCAAATTCAACTTCAGTCTCAGCCTTTAAGAACTTCTCAAAAGGCGAATCAACCTGAACGTGAACATTTTTAACCAATTTACCGCTATGCTCCAACACCAATCTTCCCGCTTGGACATTTCCTGTAAGGGCTTCTCTAATCATTGCTTCTAATACGGAAGGTAGTTGAAAACCGAAAGATGTCATATAGGTTTCATAGACCGCATCAACAAAATACGGTTCTCTTTGCCAATCGTAGACAGTGTTGGGGGCTACACCGACATGGGAAGCGATTTCTACTCTGGTCGCGGCTGGGTTCAGGGCAATATAATCAATTGCAATACGCTGTTTCGGGGAGAAAGTCTTGGATTGTTTACTAGACTGTAAAGCTGTGGTTTCGTTAAACATAGACACTACCGTATATCTTTATATTGTTAGACTTAACTATTTTATAAACGTGTTGAATTCTTATGCTTCCCATATATAAAATCATAATTGTTATTTATAAAGGTAGTAAAATATACTACCAAATTACAAGAAAGTAATATTAGTCATACTATGGTCTATTTTTTTATTTTCTGTTTTTAGGTTATTCTTTTTACTGTTTTGTGGGGAGTGCTAGTACACCCCCACAGCTAGACACTATCCGCCCCTACCCGTCCCCGTTTGTAGTATTCTAAGTGATTGGAGGGAGTCGCGCGGGATTACCTGACACCACTCACAGCACACACACAACAACCACACGCA